TTAATAAATATAAATTATTTTCCGCAACTGTCAAGGAATCGATGCATTGCGATGATGCGGCGTGTGGCTGCGCAACTTGTATCGCCATGATAAGCCACAAAAAGTGTTTCATATTTGCTTTGAATAAATATTTGCGTGTCATGTAATGTTTTGTATTTGTTTTTAATGATTTGCAATGTGTCGAATTCTTTTTGAACAACTCTGATGGCCGGGCCATGAACAACATTGGTTTGTTTTGGAACTGCAAAATGAAGGTATGCAAAACCACCAACAAATAACAACACCAACAACAAAATGGTCAAATCAACTTTCCGCATCGTTTTTGGTGTTTGCAAATTTGTCGATGGATGTGAATCCCAAACAACAAATCACAATCCATTCAACCGCTTCAACCAATTCTTTGGATGGCGCGATGTCTTGGGGTGACAATGAATTGTGGGCCATTGTGCCAAACAAAATGAATGATCCGACAATCCCAACAAATCGTTTGGAACTGAATTCGCCTTTGTCGCCCTGAAATATTTGAAAAATCTTTTTCATCTGCCTTGACCGCGATATTTTTTTGCGGGTTTATTATTTTTTGAGTGAACACCTTTGTTTTTGCGCTTTGGCTTTGGTTGCCAACTCACGCCGGATGATGTTTTTGCCTTTGCCATTATTTTAAGCCGTTTAATTTTAACATGTTGTTGATTGATGCGGTGTCCATGCCAACCAATCCGGTGTCAACGCCCATGAACAACATCGTTGATGTCATCGCCTCGATTTTTGTTTCAGCGGTTGCAACGGCTTCTTTCAATTCGGCCTTTTCGGCAACTTTGTTTTCAACCAATTGTTCGCCTTGCTTCTTTGCAGCGGAAACAACATTGGATGCCATTTTCATGTTGTTTTCAACGCGCTTCAACATTTGTTCGATTTCGTCCACATTGGGCGTGTTTACAGCCCCGACCGGGTAAATCATTTCTAATGTCAAAATGATGGCAACAAAGGCCGTTAAAATCGTTTTCATAACTTTTTAACGGTGTTAATGATTCGCAATTCCGTAATTGCGGCCGACAATGCCGAATCCGATTTTTTCAACGCTGATGACATCCGGTCAACCTTCAAATCCAATTGGTCAATTTTTTGATTGGCTTTTTCGATTTGTTCGGTGTACGAATTTTTGACATCATAGTATAAATATGAAACGGCCGCCAACATGCAAAATGCCACCGCGGCCACCGGGTTTTTCTTGAACTGGTCAAACGAAACGGGCAATGCGTTTGCGTTAACTTGCTTTTTTACTGTCATTTGATGCGATTGATTTTTTTACTGTAATAAACCACCGCCAACAAACCCGAAATAAGACCAACAATGCCCACCACAAAGGTAAGGATTGGCTGATAAGTTTGCGTGAAGGTGATAATTGCTGAACTGCCTGAAATGGCCGTGGCAATCGCCGCCGTGGTGTCATTATTAAATTTGTTCATTTGGTGTTGGGATTACGCAAAAAGGTGAATCGGGGAATTTCTCACAATACCCTTTCAAATAAAGTGAATCATCCCCACTAAAAGTATGAATCCCCATTGGGTCTGGCCATACCTCATACGGAGTAAACTCTGCGGGTGGTTCGGTGTAAAACAAAATATCAACCGCCCACTTGTCGCTTAAAACGGCGGGGGTGATTACCTCCATCCCGTCATAAACGGCGGGGGTAATTGGTAAAAATCCCAACTCAACAACTGCACAATCTACGAAGGTGGTTGTTTCGCCTCCTTCGGGGTTGGTTGTTGTGGTTTCTATTAACTTGCGAAGGGTTGCCCATTCGGTTGGGGTAAATTCGAATTTTGAAAAGGTTTTTGTCATTGCTTAAATTGTAGTTAGTGATGCAAGTTCTGCGTTTGTTAGGCGAGTTTTGAATAGCGCGGCTTGGTTGTAAACCTTGCCACCTATTCGGTCATTTGTTGTGCTGTAAAGAAAAGTGAAATCGCTTGTTGTTGGGACTGTACCACTTGAAGAAGTTGTTATTTGTGACCCATTAACATAATATGCAAAATCGTTTGCCTTGTAAGCAATAGCGATTTTATAGCGTTGCCCAACCGAAAAGGAATATGCACCACTAAATTGAGAAGTAGTATTTGAAACTTCGCCAATGATATATGTATTGCTATTTGCGTATAGCCCAATATAATTTGCACCACCGCCCAAAAAGGCAATCCATTTTGCTGAACCATCATAAGCGGTAAAAACAAAGTCAACAAATAAAACACCTTCGGTTTGACCGATTAATGACGAAATGCCCGTTTTACTGCATTCGTCTAACACCCTTGTTGCGCTTGATGATGTGGAAACAATATACGAAGTAACATAACTTGATGCTTCGCATTGCATACCCCACAAATAAACTTGCTTATTACTTCCCGTGTATGTTTCATTGCCCGTGTCATCTGCCATTGCAATACGAAAGTTTGGCGAACCACTTGCCGACATTGTGCGTGTATAAACAACCCTATACCATCCGTTGCCAACGCTTGTAATTGATGCCGTAACATCGCCCGTTGAACCATACACCGAACCATTTTGAATGTCGTAAACAACATATTGCGATGTCGCACCATTGTAAATGTTTACCGCCATATATTTACGGCTTACATATTTTGCGTAAAATGAAATTGTGTAGGCGGTGCTATTTGAGAATGATGTACCTTGATAAATCCAATGTTGTGTACTTGATGCCGTTCCGTCATCCAACAAATCCGCGTTTTGCGTTCCATCGGGTGAAACTCCTTGATTTGCAGTAACTGTTAACCCATTTGTAAACCAAGCGCCATTGTCTAATTGTTCCGAATAGGTAAACAAATTCGTCGACTGCTTCTCCAACAACAAACTCGGACACCCGCCCCCGCCATTTTGATAAGTTAGGCGTGGAACATTTAAGCGGTCGGTAGTGGGGAAATAGGGTTTGGCGGTTGAGCCGATGTTTAATTGTGCGCCCCATAACCAAATGGTTCTTGCCGTTGCGCCTCCATAGGTGCTAATGCCAAAACCATAACCATTTGGCGTTGCTGATGTAAATCCTACTAACTGCCAATCCCCAGTTAATGTAATGTTTGGTTGACTTGTAAAAATGTCGTCAATGCTAATTGTTTCACCCGCCGTTCCTTTTACATACACAAAGCGTGTTGAAATTGCGCCGTCTATATTTACAGATTGATTAATAGTTTTATTTGCCCCCGAAAAAACAATTTTGTCGGCTGTTAAAGTTCCGTTAGGAGCGGTAATGTCATTCGCCGTTACTGTTGCCCCAGTTTTTGACCACGCAGCATTGTCAAAAGTTTCACTTTGTTGCAACAAATTCCACGGGCAAACCTCAACCAATCCCGCGCTATTGATGCGCGTTCCGTTGGATGCACGGGTGAAGGATAAATCTCCCGCACCACTTGTGGGAATTTGAGAATATACAACATCCTCTTTGTATCCGCTTGGAATCATCACCAATGACGCGGAATTCAATAAATCTGACATTTATAGATTGTTTAATTTGTTTAACATACATGAAACACCTTCATAGAAACCGCCATCGGCGGTCACGCGGCTTTTGTACGCAACAACGATGGGCCAACCTTGCCCCAAATATTGTGCGCTTCGAATGCCAATTCCTAATGCGCTGATTCCAATCATTTTAATATGCGATTACGCTTCCGGTGCTGATTACAAATCCGGTGATTTTGCTGCCTTTGCCGGCGGGCAAATATGCGCCTTGTTGAAAAGTAATTCCGGACATGCCACGAGCCGACAAAACATTTGTGGATGTTCCGTTTTCTTGGGTAACTGTGAACGATGTGAACACCGTGTCGGCCTGAACAACCAACGCGTCAAAACTTACGGATGTAACCGTCCCCGATCCGAAATATTTAAATCCATCGTAACCGGCAACGATGTCAATTGATGCTTCTGCCATAATGCTTCGAAAATAACATCGTGACAATAAACATTTGCAACATTTATTTGACTATCAACCACCATTGCGTTCCATCGCTGATGACTGTGCATGTTTCATAATTTGTATTCAAAACCTTTGTCGCGCTGCCATCAATATTGTATCCATTACCCGAAATGGTCAATGTGTGTGGGTTTGCAATCTTTTTAAAATAGTATTTTTTGCCTTTGCTTTGGGTCGCGTTTGGCAAATTAACTGTTACATTGCCGTCGGTTGTATTGCCAATTATCAATTCATAACCATTGGTGATGGTGTGTGTCCCGGCCGTGTATGTGATGGGCGCATTGTGTTCCTGAATCTGCCAATTAACCAATTCAGTTGAATCGTCATAAGTCAACATAACCTCCCAAAGGGTGTTCAATGTTGGCTGCGATGCGGGCGCGCCTTCGGCATCATTGACCAAATGTTCCAAAACTTGTTGCGGGACATTGGAAATTGCTGAATTCAAATTTGTCACCGCTGATTCAACATAATTCAAACGATTATTCAGATTCCCGGTTTGTGATTGCTCGACCTTTAAACCTTCACCGGATGATGTTGTCAAGGTGTAAACTGGTGAAACGCCAATCCATTCACCATCCCATTGTTCCGAACGGCAATTGTATTTAACCCCGTTCAAAACCCATGAATAATTGTCAAAATATAATGATTTGATTGCAGTCAATGACCCGGAATCAATCCATGTTCCACGAACCACCGGAACAAAATTGGCGTAAATGGATGCCATTTGTAACCCCAACATTTTGGTGATTGTTCCGTGTGTAATCGAATCCCAACCGCCATACCAATCCGATGCCAAAACATCAGTTGTTCCGTTAAACACCAACCAATTCCCAATTCCGTATTTCAGGGAATCCGTATAATATGGCGATTCAATTGTGATGGGTGTTGAATTCGCCAAATTGGCTGTGGATGCGGTGATGACCTCCGTGAT